GAAGTGGCTAAGAAATATAATCGTATGTATGTGTGCATGATCGTCGCTACCATGATCCCGAAGATATTTCAAGTGGTTTCATCTTTGAATGGTAACAATGGTTCTGCGACTAACACCGATGATCATGATAGCGGGGGCCGTGTGCAAAACTTGCAGCCACATGGACCCCCACGTCACAACAGAGGTCGAGGCGGTGGGAGACAAAGAGGAGGTCGTAGATCCAATCGCAACAATCAGCCGACACATGCCAACGACGTGCCACCTCGATCTGTCGCTGGTGGATCCACCCCCGTGAGTGGTCAAGATGAGGAGGAGGAAAAGGAGGTGGAGGAGGAGATTGATTACGATAAGATCGTCTCACTTGGGCACCCCATAACTAAAGATCACGCCGCTTTGTACAAGAAATACAGAGCCTTTTTCACTGTCGGCGAAGATATAGTTTTTAGATCTAGACCCACCCACCTTCAACTTTCGGAATTCATCGAGATACTCAAATTTATTTTTGAGTTTGTTTCACGGTCTAGGGCATCTTTGCTCATTGTCTTTTGGTATTTCATTAAGAATCTCGACGATTTTATTAATAGCATCGAGAAATCTTTTGATGAGTATACTGCAACGCGCCTAGTTCCACCGTTACCGCTGGTCGAAGCTGAAAATTTGAACTCTGACGGTTTTGGCGCCGCGCCAGGTGAGGATGAGCATCAGTATGACAATAGCGAGGAGATGCGTAACACCGACTTTGATGATATTAGTGATGTTGATTCTGACGCCTCCTATTACGTTCGGCACGCACGTTTCACTGCCGAGATGAATGGTGAGAGTGAAGGGGAAGGAGAAGATGAAGTTGGTGGCGTCCAGCAAGATGAAGTTGTTCAGCCGACCCCGGAGAGGGTTAAAGATTCCGTCGTCTCAATTCGTGAAACAATCTTGAAGTTTTACGCAGATTATCTTGAGCACCTCATCCCCGAATTCTACGTTGAGGGTGAGAAAATCGGACCATACGAACAAAACTCACAATTCGTCACCGACGGCACATCTAGCGTTCCAGGTTATAGTGGGCATGTAGGAGAGTGGGAGGATATTGACACGAAGCATCCTCTTCGATACCCTTTGTGGAGGTTTATGCGTTTAGATCGTGTCCACTCCAGGATATTGTCTTACGCAGAATTGAAAGATCGGGCATCCTCCCTCCGGTGGGATCAGTATCGTAAGGTTACCATCTATCCTGCAATCGCCACATTTTTGCTGGGTCGCTTCGCCGGTAGAAATTCCAAGCAATGCGATCGTGTTATAGGCGTCATGTTCTCCAACATATGCGCTGAACTCAAGGATCCTATTGAGAAAGGGATGTTCGGTAGGGATGCATTGTACAACACGTGCATTTTAGCTGGACAAATGCTTAGCATTGAGGCTAGGGAGATGGAAGATTATTCGGCCTCGAGTGAGGATAGGTCTTTGCCCGAGGTGCGTTTTTGATTCGCGGCCCTCACTTGTACTCCTACAGTTCTTTTGAGGGAACGCAGAAGATATACGATATAGATTGCGGGATCAAAGAAGAATTTTTGTGGGGGTCGCGTTTTAAGAATCCAAGTAGGAGTTACATCAAATATTTTACCAAGGGGTTTGATTTACATTTTAACAGTGAAGTATATGGTATTCATGGAGATAGACCGAAGGCGAAGTACAGGACAAGGTTCGGACCGTATTTTGTTAATTCCAGTGTTGTTTACGGCAATTTCAGCAGTGGGATAAATAAAGCAGTCCGGAGAGTCACTTGTGCTAGAGAGCCAGAGAACCCTGGTCGGGAGCAGGAGTTGCAAGAAAAACAGCATATTAACGTACCGAGGCTTAGGTACGTGCGCAAGTGGAAGCGTGTCCTAGCCAATAGATGCCGAGAAAATTTTTTGAATCGCCCTTCCCCTGAGGATTGGAGAAAGGAGTGGGCTGAGGCTCCGCACCCGAAGCGAAGGCTTAGGATGGAAGCCATGCGTCAGTTGGACGCCTCCAACAAATCTTGGCACCACACTTGGATCGAGAAAGTGAAGTATAAGATGAAATTGTTGGAGCGGGCTAAGCCAGGGAAGAAGCCTAGGGCGATAGGAGACTTAGGGGTTCTTGCTAGTGCCAAGTTTGGTTATGGTATGTCAGAAATGAAACATTTGTTTTCCGAGCCCATAATATTGGGTAACATGAGGCTTAGGTACTGTGAGTCACCAAAGAAAGACGCTATACGCGTTATTTTTAATGATTTAATCAGTAGTCCCTACACGGAATACGTGTTCTACTCTGACGACGCTTGTATCGCTCACACAGATCAAGCCGGTAGGAGAGTCTTGGCTAATTTGGACATATCCTCTTGTGATGGTAGTAATTACGAGAGGATTTTCGATTTAATGAAAAGTGTCATGTTAGAGGCGCATGAATACGCCGAGGATATTATAGGTACTTTTGATCAGCTCTTGAGCATTATCAGAATCGATAACCCATCCTCGAGACCCGGCACTAAATCAGAGAGAGTGTATCTTAAGACCATGCAACGCACACTCTTTTCAGGTAGTACTTTAACTACCATGACGAACAATGTGGCAAACTCGGTCATCGCTATGAGTGTTTATGAGCACTTATTAAAAGGCTTGTCTATTAGAGAAGCTGTTAGCGTCGGCGCGGAGTTTGTCGGTTTTAAAGTCACATTTGAAGAACAGAAAACATACCATGGCCTTCAATTCCTCAAGCACTCCCCATTCATGGGTGAAAATGGAATTGAAGTTAATTTGAATTTGGGAGTCCTTTTTAGGACTTTCGGAGAGTGCGACGGTGACCTTCCGGGTAAAAGCAAGGTCAAAATTGAAGAGAGGGCAGAAAGATTTCTTAGCGAACTCGTCCGGTCTCATAAGCACAGTGGTGAAAACCCGGTGATGGAGGCGTTTAGGCGTAAGTTCGTTAGGAAAGCTTCATATAATTATTTCAGCACAGGTTGTAAAAGTGTTGAGGCTGTACACCTAGACAGCGCAGCCCCCGACCTCGTCAGTGGTGACGAGTTAGTAGCTAGGTACGGATGCACGTTAGTGGATCTTGAGGATTTTTGCTCGTATGTAGCACGTAGCAAGATTGGTGATTATATCAAGCACCATTTTGTTGACGTAGTCCTCAAGGTCGATTACGGGCTCTAAGAGGTCGTAAGTTGGTAGCTGGTTTACGATTATGCCGAAAAACCAGCCGTCCCTGATAACGTCAGGTAAGCAATGGGGTAATATTGCTTTGAAATTGCCAAAAATAGGGGCCACTAAACATAGTTTAGTGGACACTCCCCCCCC